CCCCACACCACGGTCGCTTGCCAATGTGAACACCTGCCACCGTAGAAAAGCGATCAGTCCGTATGCCAAACACATGTCTCGGGTGCCGAGAGCCTCTACGGCCTGGAAATCGTGATTTTCAAATAGGTTGAATTCGGGCCATCTCATTGTCTGACATATCTGCCAGCATACTTGAGTATTACTCTGCGGTAGCCCCAGGTGGATGTTGGCATCCTCACCACTAACGACCTCTAAAGCGATTGGCCCGTACTGGTCGAAGTACCCCTCGATCTCTCCCATCGTATTCATTCTGTGGTCACCGGGAGATCATCAATCGTGACTGTATAACCATGGACCGGACAATCCTTTCTGAATATGTGGACCTTAGACGCATCGCGCTGAACAACATTCCCCACACGCGTCTCCGCGCCTGGTTCGTATAAGTAAACGCGATCTCCTGAGGAGATCATCCGACCATCCGCCGGACAAATGCACTTTGGTGCTGCACTCACGCCGATATACCTCGAAGTATGACATGGCAAGTAATTTTTTCTAACATCTATCAGCTAGATGTGTCAATTTTTCTTGCGAATCGGGCCAGAATTTCTTACACCAGCCTCACCGAAACGCGAAATCCAGTTAAGGAGCCACACAACCATGATCAGCCAGAACACATCCCGAAATGTTCAAGTAAATGCAGCAGAGTCGAGCCAGTTTACGATCTCCGATAACGCAAAAATATTCAAAATTCTGATCGATGGGCTTTACGAAAACAAAGAGGAATCTATCACTCGGGAGATTTGGTCAAACGCCTTGGATTCACATGTACTCGCGGGATGTGCAGAACGACCATTCGATGTTTCATTCCCCAACTCCTTCGACCCTACCTTTCGTGTTCGAGACTATGGAGTGGGCTTGACCCACGACGAGGTCATGAATCTGTACACAGACCTCGGCACCTCGACAAAGGAAAACACAAACGAGGCCACCGGAAAGTTCGGCATCGGTTCGAAATCCCCGTTTGCCTATACTGATAATTTCACCGTGACGTCGCACAAGGACGGGGTGTCTCGCTTCTATTCGGCTATGATTGGATCAGATGGCGTGCCCGCTATCCACCTTCTGGGCACACAGGAGAGTGATGAACAAAATGGAGTGGAAGTATCGTTCCCAGTCGTAAAGGCCGATGTAAACGCTTTTTCCCGGGCTGCAAAACGTGTCAGCCACGGCTTCGATGTGAAACCGTCCGTTCCGTCTCAGCCTGGTTTTTCCTGGCCTGCTTTTGATGTTCTTCTCTCAGGTGAAGGCTGGCGTCTGCTTAACGGCGTAATTGATGGATTTTCTAGCACCGCCTACGCTCGCATGGGACCGGTTTTGTATCCGATCAATGCCAACGCCTTGGATGACCTAGAAGAAGTTCACAGAGAGCTTCTACGCAAAACCCTGATTATCGACTTCGAAATGGGTGATCTGGAAATTACCGCAAGCCGAGAAGCCTTGTCTTATGGTCGTGACGAACCAACAGCAGACTCGATCAAAGAGGCGCTAAAACGCATTGAAGTCGAGATGGTCGAGAAATTTCGAGAAGAGATTTTTGGTGCACCTACCTACTACAAGGCATGCGTTGCCACGCGACGTATGGAAAGAAACGGTGCTCTTCCATACAAAATCCGAGATGAACTATCTCGGGGGGTGTCATGGAATGGCATGCAAACCGCGAACCGCATCAAAACAGTTTTCTCAGGAGGGTGGAGCGCTTCATATTTTGACCACAGCCGCCGCCGTCACAAACAGTATCGATTCCAATCTCAGTACACACAAGACATCCCGGCGTACGAAAATCTTACAATCTACGTGGAAGACCTGACTGAATGCCGAAAGTTTCGTAAGGCAGCAACACGTATCAAACTCAACGAAGAGCGTACTGCTTCAGAAGCTTTCCTCTGGGTTAAGGTTTTCTCCACGCGTGGTATTACGCAAGATATGATCAGGTTTTTCGATATGTATGATGGTGCAAGGATCATCATGGTATCTGACCTCGATGAGCCAGAGCGGTCCTCAGAGCAATACAAAACTCGATCACCTCGTCGTCCTGTGCAAGCACGGGCATACGACGGTTACAACTTCGACACGCGGGCTGAACTGACTGAAGAAGATATGAAGTCCGGAGGGATATACATTCCGCTCAAACGAAACACAAATGCCGATCCCTTTTTTGGCGTTTCAACAATCAGACTCATTGATTTGTTGTATCAGGTCGGAGCCATTTCTCGCGAGACTAAGGTTTTTGGCGTTCCGCACACGTTGAGAAAGCAGTTCGCAGGTAGTCAGTGGGTTACCTTACGATCTTTTGCAACCAAATGGTTCCAATCGCTGACTTTCAATTTCGTTGACATGATTGCGGATCAAACGGCGGCGTCTCGGGCACGCAATGATTACTCGTTTCCACGCTGCTTAGAAGCCTTGGATTGTGCAGAACTAGATGAGGACAGTGTCGTTAGAAAGCTGAAAAACTTTCAGGATGAAATACACGGACTTACTGATTTTGACGCGAGAAGCTATCGACTGATCGCCCGAGCACTGGATCAATACTTTCCAGACGATGATCCAGACGTTCAGGACCATGTCTTCGTTTCCACGGCAGACTTTCTGACATCAGAAATCAAGGAAGCGTATCCGATGTTGTCACTTATCCCTGATTATCTATCTTGTGATGAAGAAAACGTTGACACGCTGCGGAGCTATGTCATAAATTGTGACATCAGTCGCAAAGAATCGCAGCCAATTCTTTCTTCTGCTTAGTGGTGTCATTTTTTCTTACACAGGAGCAACAATCATGCATTATGCGTACAACCTCTCCGACAGCAGTATCTCCGCATTCTTCAACGGCAAACTTCACAGCATCCCGTCGAGTTATGAATACTTTGAGGAGGTTGCTGAACATCTTTCCCAAGATGAACATGACTATGATTTCTTGGAGACCCATATCGACAAACCAAGCCGTTTGGCCCGGTTGTCAGAAGGCGCGGTATCTGTTGTCGGATCAACCGTCTACTATGCGGGATCACCTGTACACACAGCACTCGCCTTGCGTCTATTGAACCTATTAGACGCAGGCCGCGACGCAACTATTTGGGCGCGGTTCATGGACTTGGTCATGAAAAACCCGTCACCGCGAAGTAAAGAATGTCTGTACGAGTTCTTAAACGTTTGGAACGCTCCGTTGACTCAAGACGGACACTTCATTGCGTTCAAACGGGTGCGAGGCAATTACCGTGACATTCACAGCGGAAAGTTTGACAACTCTCCTGGAAAGGTTGTCCAGGTTCCTCGCGAAAGTGTTGATCCTGATCCAAAATCCACCTGTTCGTATGGGCTTCATGTTGCGGCATCTAGCTACTTAGACTCCTACTATGCAACGACCGATGGATACAAAGTCATTGCGTGCAAGGTGTCCCCGGAAGATGTCGTTGCCGTCCCAGGAGACTACAACTTCGCAAAGATGCGCGTTTGCAAATACGAAGTATTGGGAGACGCTGAAGAGTCTTTCGTAAACAACGCGCATGAAGTTCAGAGTGTGACTATCACCGCTACGGATGAAGACACATCAGTTCTAACGATTGAGTACGAACTCGATTGTGACTTGGACATTGATCTGGACGTCGAATTCGATACCGATCTAACGGACGGATGGAGCGAAGAAGACGAGTTTCTTTCTGATATCGATGAAGATGATCAACTCGACGATGACGACGGTATGGACGAAGAGGACACCGGAATAATCTTCACTCGCAATGGTGAAGCCTACACATCTAGCGCGATCCTGAATGGTGTATCCCAGCACGGTCAACGCGGATACTCCCGAAAAACAGGTATTCCGAGGACCACTCTTCAAGACTGGATTAATCGGATCGAGAAGTAGGTCTCTGTGATGACCGACTACAAAAAGTCCACACTCTCTCAACTAAAGCAGGCCGCTCAAGGCCCAAACTCTGAAGCCGTCCTAAGACTGATTGCCCTTGAAGCAATCAGTCGCTTGGAAACGGACGAAAAAGTAAAGAAAGTAGCAGGTAAATGAGCGTCAATCAGTTCAAATCTTTTTCCGAAGCATGCGATGAATCACACCCGACTTCTAAACACGCTGATACAGTATATCTTCCAAAGACTAACTTGAGCGGTGTTCGAGCCATAATCAGCGTCTTTTCAGGAATAGCTGAGGTCAAACCGATAGATGGAAGCTATGAAGAGCAGTCTGCACTTTTGGACTGGATTGCCCCGTGGATGGAACATTGGGGGACCTGTCGTGAAGACACCTGCGAATTCACAGTAACTTGGGTTCGAGGTATCGACTTTATACCAGCTTCAGGTGCCTCCCCATTTGACGATCCCTACCTCGTTGTGCACTCAGTTTCGATAGGCCGACTAAACTTCTACGAACCCGTTACGATCTCTGACTTTCTCCCCGCTGATGACCCTTACATGGGAATGGACTGGGTTGTTGTTCAGCCTTGGAGAGACAAAAAATCACGTACCAAAGTTGAGCTTTCCAGGAACCATATGGCTCAGCTTTCCCAGAGAGAAGTTCTCCATGCAGCCTCAAAAAAACTGTCAATGTCTGACCCATTTTTCGAAAAGGAATTTGGACTGTCTCCACTGATACGCGGGATGACATGGTATCCCGAAAATCCTCTTCGACCGCATCTGCCAGTCTTTGATGTTGATGTTGATATTGAAAACAACCAATTCAAGGAAGCGGTATGAAACCTTCGCCTTTCAGCTTCTTGCTGCCACTATGCTTGTTGGCAATGTGTACAGCGCCCGCATATTCTCAACCTCACAGGGCGCATGAGTTCGTTTTCCCGGAAGATGAAGTCTACGTAACCCCAAATGAAATTGAGAATTACGCTGGAGAAAAAATTCTCAATGGATGGATAATTAACTACATCAACACAACGACCTACACTAGCCAACACGTCGTATACGGAAGCGAAACGGTCGAACTTCCGTCTGGAGGCGAAGGAACGATAGAGTGGATTCAGCGCAGAACAAGGAACGCGCCTTGTGAAGGCAGCTTAGCCGAACCTGCCGAAACGTGTGCCGACATCGTAGAGATCACTGCCGTGCCGGAAGGATATGTAGCGGTGCCTAGGTTTGTGGAGGCACTTGAAAACACGACTCACAAAATCCTCATTGTCCCCATTCTGTTAGGTTAGTCCCCTGCCCCAGTTCGACCGCATTGATGGACAGTTCGTTGCTACGCATTGTACCTACGCTGAAAGAAATATATTCAAAAATAGTGGTTGGGGCGTTCACGTTGTACCTGGATGGGGTAGACGGTGGACCACAACAGAGGCCGAAAAAGCTCGCCCGCTTTTCAAATATTCTGTTGGACAGGCCAGACAATACCTGGAGAACGAAGAGGCCGTTCGCAGGGCGGTGGTCGCCGCTTCTTGGGCTGAAGATACAGATGCTCAGTTTCCTGCCCCTGAAGGTCTATCCTACCGCCCCTTCCAGCGCGCAGGTATCGAGTATGCCTGTAGTCGGGAGCGCACACTGATTGCTGATCCACCAGGTCTGGGAAAGACTGTCATGGCAATCGGCATCCATAACGTGAAAAAGACGAAACACGTTTTGATCGTTTGTCCGGCATCATTGAAAGTAAACTGGTCACGAGAATGGAAGAGATGGGATGTACACGGCCTGTCTGTTGGTATCGCTATGTCAGTTCCAAGATCAAATACGGAAACTGATCCGGATACCGGCGACAAGTATGTACGTCGATGGACTGATCATTGCTGGCCTGAAACTGATGTTGTCATCGTCAACTATGACATGATGCTGACGTTTGACGCGCAAATCAAAGAGATCGAATGGGATCAAGTAGTATTTGATGAGTGTCACCTTCTAAAGTCGAAGACTGCCATACGAACAAAATGTACTTTTGGCGGGCTGAAGAAAGCCAGAAAGGTCGACGGTGTTGTGGTAGAGCGTTCAAAGCGGCTGACGCCTATACGTGCCAAAATACACACCTACTTAACAGGTACTCCGATACTGTCCCGCCCTATCGATCTTTGGGTTCTGATCCGGTCTTGTGACCCAAAAGGCCTAGGCAGCAATCGTGACTACTTTATCATGCAATACTGCGAAGGATACGAAAGCGACTTCGGACTGGACTCTAGTGGCGCTTCCAACCTTGATGAATTGAATAGACTGCTTCGAGAGCGCTTCATGGTGCGGCGCGACAAGGAGGCCGTTCTCAGCGAACTGCCGCCAAAAACACGTGAACTGATCATGCTGCCAAAAGACCGGCTAGAAGCGCCGGTAAAGCGTGAACAAACGGCTATGGAAAAAGCTCTGTCCGCGTTTGAGGCGTTGGTGGGTGTCAAGGAGCCAGACAATCCTTTCCGATTTATCGATCTGATCGACAACCTTAGTCAAAAACTTGAATCAGCTTTGGAGAAACAGGACAGCGAAGAACCTGACTGGGACGCCGCTGTAAGAACTTTATCAGAACCTGAACAGATACTTTTCACCCAACTGTCCGAGGCACGTGAGGAAGTCGCGCTTGCGAAAGTAGGTCTCGTCGTCGATCACGTCAAAAAGCTTGTTGAATGTGAGGAACCGGTAATCCTATTTGCATACCACAAGGCTGTTATCGAAGCTCTTCGAGAAAGGCTTACAAAATCCGATATATCTGTCGGCGTCATTACTGGAAGTGTTCCTTCAAACAAAAGACAGCCTGTTGTGGACGCTTATCAAGCAGGTGAAATCGATGTTGCTCTTGGGAACATCCTTGCGATGGGGGTGGGCTTCACCATGGTCCGTGGACGTTTTGTCGTCTTTGCTGAGTTAGATTGGGTACCTGCACTCATTGAACAGGCAGAGGATCGTGCTTGGCGAATGGGGCAGAAAAACGCCGTTATGGTGCAACACCTCGTTGTTGACGGTTCGATTGAAGCACGGATGGCTATGAAACTCTTAGAGAAAATGGGCGTCATATATGAGGCATTAGATGCAAGAGGAAATGAAACGATGATTTCTTCTTGACTATGGTGTCATTTTTACTTACCAAACGAACATTATGTCACAGAAAGCGACAATATGACGGTATCGCAGTCTAAAGGTCCTTGGCTTCTCACTTCAACAAGTAAGAAGTTCCACGTACTAAATCCCAGCATTGATGAACTTGATATTGTAGATGCCGCCTCCGGGTTGAGCCGACAATGTCGGTTCAATGGCCAATTTTCTCTTGGCGGCGGTTTCGACGACTGCATTTACTCCGTTGCTCAGCACTCAGTCTACGTCGAAAAGTACTACTCCTTAAAGTACCCAGACGATGAAGATGGACGAAAATGGGCTTTGGCTCATGATGTAACAGAAGGTTGGCTGGGCGACATGATTAGCCCCGTGAAATCGGCAAATCCTGTTTTTTGTTCTCAAGAGGAAACGGTTGCCGACTTGGTTCGAAGGAAGTGGAGTATTCCGTACAACGACCAGATCGCAGAACGTGTTCATCACTGTGATGTGGCGGTATGCATCTTAGAAAGTGAGGTGGTCTATGACGATCCTCGTGCCATGTGGGAAGTTCCGTTCAAGCCTGAATTGACCCTAAAACACTTGGACCCTCAGTTCTTCATGTGGGGACCGCGCAAAGCCCGAAACACATTTCTCTCAAGGTTCAGTGACTTGTTCGACATGGAAATTTCGCTCGCCCAGTGATGTCACAAATTGTGACACCGGAGACAGACATGAAGCTAATCGACCTATTCATCCTTTCTGTAGGATTGGGGCTTATTATCGCAACGATAACAGCGGCTCCCACGCGATCTCACACGATAGATTTGTTCTGCCACGACCCAGTAGCACTCCAGTCCATAGCGGTCGCGCGTGAGAATGGTGACTCGGATACAGAGGGAGCACTCGTTGAGTCCGCTATTTGTGGATATTTCTCAGAACTATTCGGTAAACCTGCCTATGGAGAGTTGATAAAACGCGTTCCCTTGGATGGGACCAGTTACGAGATACAGGTCGTTGAATTCCCAAATGGCACTACAGCCGTTGGTCTTGGAAAAATGGTTGAAGACTGATGTTTCGACGAGTTTTGTACGACGTTGAGACGAATGGCCTTCTGCCAGAACAAACCGAGCCAGAATATTGCATGGATCGTGTTCATTGCCTGGCCGTCAAGTGTTTGGATACCGGACGAAAAGCCAGTTTCGTCAACGAGGACTTTTGGCCTCTCTCTGCTGAGGATGTAGAGGCGTTAGCCGAGATGGGCCACAACGACGTCGGTCCGCTTTCCGATGGCATCGCGATCTTGGAGAAGGCGGACTACATAACTGGTCACAACATCATAGCATTTGATGAAAAGGCCATCCGGCTGCACAAACCATCCTACGCCCACAGAGCCGTGATTAGTGACACTTTGGTGATGTCACGCATGGTCTACGCCGACATCAAAGAAGCAGACTTCAGAATGGTTGCCAAAGGGCGTCTCGAGGGACGTTACATTGGACAACATGGACTTGAAGCCTGGGGTCAGCGCTTGGGGCTGCACAAAGGCGACTACAAAAAGGCCCGGGAAGCGGAGCTTAAACAATCCCACAAAGACGCTGGACTACCACCACCTACAGACAAAGAGTTACACCAATACGTCTGGGGTCAGTGGAATGTGTCGATGCATGATTACATGGTCCTCGATACAGATGTGAACCACCTCCTTTGGGAAAAAATTCAGGAGTTCGATTGGTCTTCTGAAGCCATACAAATGGAGCATGAAATACATGCACTGATGGTACAACAGGAGACCAACGGCTTTCCGTTCAATACGGAAAAGGCAAAACATCTCGAAGAGCACTTGAATGGCAGATACGATGACCTCAGTGCCCACGCCGTAGCCGAGATTGGTCGTTGGTATCGTCCCGACAAAAAGCACGTCGACAAGCCGGTGCCTGAGAACGGCGAGAATGATAACCGTCGTGTTTGGGGCGACCTCACTTTTCCAAAAAGAACAGCGAAAGCCCACAAAGGTAACCAAAAACACATCGACAGTGGCGACTACAGCAGACTTCGTGCGGATACGATGGAAGGCTGCCCGTTCGTCAAGGTAGAATTGAAGGAGTTCAACCCGAACAGCCGTCCTCAAATCGAAGATCGACTTAGAACGCTATATGGCTGGGAACCCCAAGACTTTACAGAGAAAGGGGCGGCAAAAGTAGACGACGACATTCTTCGTGAGTTGTCGTCTGAAATCCCTTTAGCGGAAACTTTGGCTGAACTGTTCTTCTACAAAAAACGCATAGGGCAAGTATCCGATGGCAAGAATGGGTGGCTCAAATTGGTTCGCCCAGACGGGGCTATTCATGGACGGGTCAATGTCGGAGGAACAGTATCAGGACGTGCTACACATGCGGCACCAAACGTTTCTCAGGTCCCGGGTGTAAACCCCGTTGAATTCAAGGATAAATCCAAGGGTGAGCAATATCTGAAACGCTTTGAGCAAGCGTCAGATCACATCGGTCAGCCTCTCATTGTCGACAGTACTTGGAAGGAACGTAAGGGAGAGTGGTCCATTCTTATGCGAGGCCGCGAGGGGGGATATGGCTGGGACTGTCGTGAACTATTTACAGTTCGCCCTGGCTACAAACTCGTCGGATCGGACTTGAGTGGTATTGAGTTCCGATGCCTCGGAAATTTGACGGCTCCCTTTGACGGTGGGGAAATCATTGACGTCGTTTTGAACGGAGACATCCATCAGCAGAACGCTGATTTGGCAAGCATCAGTCGATCAGTCGCAAAACGTCTTCTATACGCCGCCATGTATGGAGGCGGGGACGCTAAACTAGGATCGATTGTTGAACCATTCTCTCCTGAAAATCGTCAAAGGACTGTTGGCAAACAGCTTAGAGCAAAACTTATGGCTGCGATGCCTTCTCTCGCTCAAGCTATCAAAGAGATAAAGAAGGAGAAACGGCGTGGACGCGGCACCATTCGCGGGCTGGATGGTCGCCGTCTTTATGTGCGGTCCGACCATGCCGCCCTAAACCTGCGTTTGCAGTCCGATGGTGCGTTGATAGCCAAGAAATGGCTGCTCATCATTGACGATCTCTTTTACCAAGAAGGTTGGGATCACCATGTGGATGCAGAATACGCAATGTGTTCCTGGTCTCATGACGAAACTCAGATAGCGGTACGAGAAGACCTCGCTGATCGAGCCGCTGAACTCATGGAAAATGCCGCGCCCATGGCTGGTGAGTACTTCAATTTTCAGTGCCCAGTAGCTGCTGAATCGAAGGTCGGGATGTCGTGGGCAGAAACACATTAACTTGTGTCATTTATTGTGACATTCTGGTTGACAGTGTTATTAATTGTGACTAATCAGTGTGTATGGAAGGAAGACAATGCTGAAGAACACACTCTTCTTTGACACGGAAACGACCGGGTTGGTTCTGGGATCGGTGTCTGACACCGACCCTCGACAGCCAATGCCGATCCAGTTGGGCATGAAGCTCGACCAAGGGGATCGAATAGAGCGTTTCGCAGCAAACTACATGATGAAACCTGAAGGCTGGGTCATGTCAGAGAAAGCTTCCGAAGTTACAGGCCTGAACAACGACTTAGCCGAGCAATTCGGATGCCACTTTATCAGTGGCGTTGAAATGTTTTTGGATATGGTCGAAAACGCTGACATCGTTGTGGCCCACAACGCCAGTTTTGACGTTACAGTCATGCGCCGCGCCGCCTACGTTTACAGCCAAATGGTTGATGTTGATTACATCGATCCATTCGAGAACAAGCCGATAACCTGCACAATGCTGTCTTCTATGGATATCGTGAAGGCACTTCCAAAACGTAGAGGTCAGTGGAAATGGCCTCGATTGGAAGAGGCTGTAAAGTTCTTTTTTAACGAAAACCTCGACGGTGCTCACGACGCACTCGTGGATGTTCGTGGATGCGCTCGTGTGTATTACGAACTGGTCGATATGGGCGTGTTCAGTGGGGAGTTTGAGTTCTCATGAACAGTTATTTCGAAGAGTTACTTCGCCTCGGTGTACCGAAGACAATACCAAAAGACGGATTTTGTTTCGAAGACCTATTTGACGAGTTTGTGGCAAATACCCAGAAGACCTGGAGCCATGACCGCGCCAAATCCGTAGGTGCATCAGAAGCCTTCGGATGTCTTCGAAAGACCTGGTTCTCGAAAAGGGGGCCAGAGTTTGGCTTCAAGAAAGATGAAGACTACGAGGAGTCTTGGGGCGCAATTCGCCGTGGAGACATGATCGAAAACCACCACATTGTTCCAGCAGTTCGGGAAGGACTGCAGCGCCGTGGATTGGATTTGATCATGGAAGGGGATGATCAGGAAACAATCGTAGACGGTGTTTCTTCAGCAACTCTGGACGGATTGATAATCGATCCAAGCGGAGGGAAACTGCCGTCGGATTTCCTTGCCTACTACGGCATAGAAGACTTCGACGAAGACAGTCTTGTCCTGGAAATGAAATCCATCGATCCTCGGATTGACCTTCAGCAGGAAAAAGGCATTCACCGAGGACAGACTCAGATGCAAATGGGTCTTATTCGAGATACCACTGACTACAATCCCAATTGGGCCATAGTGCTGTACGTTAACGCTTCTTGGGTTGATGATATCAAAGCTTTCCCAGTCGAATTCGATCCTGAAGTATATGAATTAGGACGTAACCGCGCTGAACGTGTGTTCGCTCAGGATGATCCGGCCATGTTCATGGCGGAAGGCAAGCTGGATGGATCGTGCGAGTACTGTCCGTTTGAGAAGAGTTGTCGGTCTGTATCCACAGATCGCGTGCCTCCGAAGCGGGAACCTTTGAAGGCAAAAGAAGTCGCCAATCAAGACCAAGAACTGATTTCTGAATTGGATGAAGTGGTCCATCAGCTTGCTGTAGCAAAACAGCACAAAAAAGATATCGAACACCAGGTGGAAACACTCAACGAAGAAGTTCGACAAAAGCTGATCGCAGCAAATCAATCTCGGGCAGTGGGTGATGACTGGAAAGCCAGCTACACAACCGTAAAGGGAAAGAAAACCCTATCAAAAGAGAAGCTGATAGAAGCCGGACACGACCCCGAAGACTTCATGCAAGAAGGTTCTGGGTACGAAAAACTCACAGTCACCATGGCCTCTTAGCACGCCCAGTGATGTCAGAATAAATGACAATTTCCGCATCCCAATAAGGAAATGTCATTTGAGCAAACATAACGGGATGAAAGGATAACGATATGAACTCTACTGCAGTAGCAACGCAATCAAATGAAAATGTGCCAATGAGCCAAGGGAGTAACCCGTTTCTGGCTGCCGGAGAAGGTTCGGGCGGTGTCATCTACATGAAGTTTAAAGGTGCTTCAGGTGACTACCTTGCGGGACAAGACGAAGACGAGATTCCACATGGAACACGTTTCGCCGCCCAATTCACAGAGACCAAATGGGGTTGGCAGTTCTGGTGGGATGGTGAGGTACTGGAATCTTTCGAAGTAAACGTAATGGATCGACCACGCGGCTTTGATGAAGAACCGAACTACCTTCCGGAAGATTACGACGGCGACATGTCGTTGGAGGACATCCGGGAAATGGCTGCAGATCGCAACAACAATTTCATGGATGGCTGGGGATGTCAGGCAGTTCTTCCGCTTCGCGAGATCGGCGGCGAAAACGAAGAATACGTACTCAAGCTTAATGCAGGGGTTGGTATCAGCGCGTTTCAGCGCCTTTTGAAAAGCTATGGTCGTGTATTCCAAATGAAAGGGGACATGGTCCCTATCGTCGAACTCTCTGCCAACTCGTACGTGTCCAAGATCAAAACAGTTGGAAAACGATTTTCTCCGGTCTTGAAAATTGTTGACTGGAGTTCGGAAGAAGACTTGATCGCTGCGGCTGGGGAAGACCCCGACATGTACGACGCCCCAGACGCGTCGCAGGAACAGCTTCCACCCCCGGCTGAAACTACCAATGAAGTCGCAGAAGAAAAGCCACGTGGGCGTCGCGGTGCTCGTGGCAATCGCTACGGCTAATAGGCCTCTGACGGCCCGCTGACGCGGGCCGACACACTCCTCCAATCTTTAGGAAATAACATGCTTGGAATTCCTCCAAAAACCGTCGCACAGGCTGTAGCCCCTCTTCGAAAAGTTCAAACAGACCTGTTGAATATCGTGAAGGCCAAAGGCGAGGCGATCAAGAAGTCCGCAAAAGCAATAAATGACGCTGAGACAATTGCTCGGAATGTGAAGGCCTCGGAGACGCAGGCTATTGAGCAGTCCCAGAAAGAAGCAGACGAAGCTCAACGCATCGCTGACGCCTTTGAAACACTTCTCCTAGGTGGTGAGCCTAAGAAGCAGGAGCCAGTCACGTGATTCCTGTTTCCATCGTCGGAGACGATGCCCCTTTTGTTCAAAATATGATCGATGAAGCCTACCAAGATGGAGGCGGAGAGGTCTATCTTGAGGCAGGCGTTTGGACGTTTCGATCTCAAGTAATTCTCCGACGTGGTGTTTCACTCATTGGAGAAGGACGCCACTTCGACATGAACTACCAAAGAACCTATGGAACTGTGATTCAAGTTCTGTGGGGACAGGGGAACGGCGCATCAGAAGACACGTCGAAAGCGGCTGTACTGATGGAACCGGCTACTCGAATTCAGTCTTTGGCTTTCGAACATCCAGAGCAGAACGAAGCCCTTCCGGTTCCTCTGGAGTACGGTCCGACCGTAAAGATGTTTGACGACCGCGATGCTTCCATTGATGTCTATCATGGAGACGCGCGTATCTGTGATGTGTTCTTCTACAAAAGCTACGTAGCCATCGACGCTCGAGGCACTTCTTGCAAGGCGGCTGGATCAGGAACGATCACAACGCATCGGTATTCCAACATCCTGATGAGTGCGTTGAAGTACGGCATTCGAATGGATAACGTGTCCGACTGGACATTCATTTCTGAGGTCGAACAACAGCCTGGCTTCATCGGACATTACGCTGAACCAAACAATTCTTTGCGATATTGGGTCCAAAGAAATGCTGCGTTTCTCCAGTTCTCCGGTCTAATGGATTGGATAAATCTGAGTGACTGCACATGCTGGGCTACTGCTATCGGGGTTGAATTGGATGGTGTCCAAGGCCCTCTGACTTTCATAAATTGCGCGTTTGATGCATCTTTGATTGGTGTTCACTTGAAAGGCCAGAGCAATAACGTCCAAGCAAAGTTCGTTGGGTGCACTTTCACCATCTTTGATACCGTATCTTTGACGGCAGGTGTTCCTGGGTTCTCTGGATTTGTTGTCGTACCTGCTGCTCACACAGTTGCAGACGGCCTCACCTTCTCATCTTGTTTCCTATTTGGTCCTTCCAAAGGATGGGGTTGGTTTGGTAATCCAGGTGTGGACGTGAAGAACTTCATCCTGCAGGGCTGCACAACAAAAGTTGCAGACATGATTGGTGGACCAACAGAAGTCATACATTCCGGAAACGGCTTAGATTTTGTCGTCGCAAACGGGAACATCTTCTCCGGAACAAATGGACTGATCAACGGTAACGCCAGCACGTTCCTGGATACCAACAACCTCTATCACTAACCAAAAATATTCTACCGAGGAGCGCGTTGCGCTCTACCACCAATTGGAAGAGGACAACTCGGTGACTACCTTAACAAATCATCAGTGGGAGTCCGTCAAGACGGCTTCCAAATGGTACAGGTCCGCTAAAGAAATGGCGCTGCCGCCTGGATTCCGATATTTGGATCGTTCGGAAAACCTACTCGGACACGGTCAAGACTTCTTTTTCGGTGGATACGCTGGAACCGGCAAAACCACCGTACTTCCTGCTGTTATCGACGAGATGGGACTGCATCCAGACGAAGTTGCTTTCTGTGCCCCTACAGGGAAGGCCGCGAAAGTCATGGGTGGTAAACTGCGAGATTTCGGCATGAGTGTAGTGCCTCAGACGATCCACAAACTGATTTACATGCCTCAGGTTGAGAAGGCGGAGTTCATCGCTTCCCAGATAGACAAACTGCGAGATCGAATACACGACGCCGGTACAAGTCACGACACTGATGTGCTGTGGGAAGGGTCTTTCATTACGATGGACTTGGCCGTCCGAACATTGAAAGCGTTAGAGTTTGACCTTGAACAAGAAATGGACCACGGCGATGGTCCTACCTTTGGCCTACGGCCTGTCTTGTCATGGGGGCGAGATGAAAGTGATATTTGTAAGCTAATCGTAGTCGACGAAGGGTCCATGGTTGGTACCGAACTCGCAAACGATCTTGCGTCATTTGGTATTCCGATTCTCGTGTTTGGTGATCCTGGTCAGTTGCCACCCGTGAACGACGAATACGGATTCAATTGCGAGCAGCCTGATACGTTCCTCACGGAAATTCACAGGCAGGCTCAAGACAATCCGATCATCCATTTAGCGACGCAGGCTCGTCAGGGTAAGAACCTAAAGCCTGGTGACTACGGAGATGGGGTTGAAGTTGTAAAAAGGCAAAACGACAACGCTACGCTGGACATGGACCGTGATGCAATGGTGCTCTGCGGAACCCACAAGAAACGCTGGTCCCTTACCTCAAAGATTCGGAAGGAACTTGGCTACATCGAGAGTGGGCCGTGCGAAGGTGAACCCTTGATCGTATGCCGCAACAGTCAGAAAAATCCTAACTTGGTAAATGGTACAATCGTTAAGTGCCTGACTGAACACGGAGACCTTATCGAAGGACGGTCCCGGGTCGAACTTCAGGTCGCCTATACAGATCAACCAAGTTCTTCTCCGTTCGAAATCGAGTGTGTTCAAGGCCTTTTTGAAGAGCACTTGGCAAGAAAGAGAAACGCATATTCTGCGAATTATAGAGCGGCTTTCTCCGCAAAAAAGCAGTGTGAACACCTTGATTGGGGGCACGTTCTCACTTGCCACAAGTCACAAGGCTCCCAATGGGATGACGTGATCGTTCATGATGAGAGTGGTGCCTTCCGCGAGGCATCTTCACGATGGTTGTATACGGCGGTGACGCGGGCCGCGAAGACACTAACGGTGGTTGTATGAGCAGTTCAGGTTACGTTTATGCGATGTCGAATCCTGACTATGGTCAGGTGGTGAAAATTGGAATGACTACCAAGGACCCAGAGGAACGGGCAAAAGAATTGTCCGGTGCCACTGGGGTATTGAATCCATTCTGTGTGTTGCGGTCTGTAAAGACACCCTGCCCTAGGCTTCACGAGAAAATGGTTCACGCAAGATTGGATCATTGTCGTGTTTCTCCCAACAAGGAATTCTTCTCGGTATCCGAACGAGAGATGAACGACGTTTTTGATGAACTTATTGAAGCACTTAACTTCTCCGGTTGGTTTATTGCAAGCAGTTCAGCATCGAATGCTCGTGGTAGCGACCAATCTCCAGACGGATCAGAATATTTCACTCTAGAGGAACTGGTAAACAAGCGAAACAAAATAGTCGCCAGTATTGAAAAACTCGCTCTGAAAAAGAACGGCGAGTGCCCCTATACACATCGAAAAGATGATGGGAACTTAGTGTTCCAAATTCACGTACCAGCCGTCCTTTGTCCTCTGTATGAGACCAACTACCGGCGCGTAGACCTCGGAACCTCTAATTCTGAACTGGCCCTATCTTCGGTTCGTAAAGAATTACAAGGGGCGGTCAAGTACTTGAACCAATGCATATCCGACCATCCTTCCAGAAAGGCATCAGTACAATGAACGATTTCGACAAGCTGACACACACGAATTTACTTCGTCAGAAACACTGGGGTGGATCAGAGAACATAGATGGTCTCTTCCGGGCCGTAGAGCTTGGCGAAGAAACGGGTGAAGTTCTAGGCGCTGTCAAGAAACTCCAACGCGCAGACAAGAAAGTTGTCGGCAACACCGCATCGCGTGCAGCCATCTTCGACAACCTTAAAGAGGAAATTGGGGACGTTGTCATTTGTGCTTCTTTGCTTGCCATTGAGTACGACATCGATCTGGGATCATGTGTTATTGATAAGTTCAATGCGACGTCGAGAAAGCACGACATCCCGGTTTTTCTGACCGAGGATATGCAAGTCGTTTCCACGCCTAGTGATGTCACTTTAAATGACAATTCAGTTCAGGAACAAGCTGTAGTTTATGCGTTTGCTGGAAAACGTGGCACAGGGAAGAGTACGGCGTCAAAAGTGCTGACGGACATGGGTTTCGTTGACCTTAAGTTCGCTGATCCCCTGAAGAATATGCTTCGAGCAATGTATCGCACGTGTGACGTCGATCCAGACACCATCGAACGAAAGATTGAAGGTGATCTTAAAGAAGTTCCTTGCGATTGGCTTCGAGGTAAAACACCACGTCATGCGATGCAGACGTTAGGAACTGAGTGGCGGGAAATGATCGCCACCGATCTATGGTCTTCAATGTTTGTCAAGCGGGTGCGGAGTGGCAAGTACGGTTCCAAAATCGTCTGCAGCGACTTCCGATTTCCTGGGCACGAAGAGGATGCTCTTCAAGAGTTAGACGCGTATACATACCGGATCATACGCCCGTCTATCGAAGATGACGAGGTGTCTGCACACGCGTCAGAAGCCAATATCGACAAGCTAAAAGTAGGCGCGACAGTCCGCAATAATGGCTCAATTCAAGACCTACACGAGTGGGTCAGAGACCTTGTCGAATCCAATGCTGCCGTAGCCGAGTACATGAGGTAAACAAATGACAATCACAGCAAAAATCATTGCCGATAGTATCGGCGCAAAGACCACGCGACTAACGACAATGCAATTGCGTTATCCAAGGTTTATCCATGCGGAACTCATGACACACCGAGTGTTCTCTCGTAACGCAAGTTCTTCACGAGCAATCCCCGTATCTCGACTGATTGAAGATGTTATCCAGGATACGGCAATGCCAATCCACTGGGGCAAAAACCAACCAGGAATGCAGGCGCGAGAAGAGCACAATGCACCCGTGATGGTTGGAGAGTTTTTCCCACACGAGGCTTTGGTCAAAGCTGATGCCAAAGGAGCTTGGCTGCATGCGAGAGACAAAGCGATCAAAATGGCAGAGGCTTTCCACGCGGCGGGATATCACAAGCAAGTTGTAAACCGACTGCTTGAACCGTTCTCTCATATCAATGTTGTTGTTACCGCGACAAACTTTGATAACTTCTACTGGTTGCGGAGGCATCCGGATGCACAGCCTGAAATCAAAGTTCTTGCGGACGCCATGTACGAGGCGCAGCAGGCTTCCGATCCAGAGTTCTTGGATGAAGGTGAATGGCACTTGCCCTACATCACTGAACAAGATCGAGATATGAGTTTTCCGGTACTGCTTCAGGACAACAACGTAGACTACGATCCGGTTACAGTTGAGGACCTGATATCGGTCAGCGTTGCCCGTTGCGCTCGCGTTTCATACCTAACACATGATGGAAAAGCGCCCAACTTCGAAGACGACTTCGCGCTGTACTGTAAACTCGTTGGCAGTTCTCCTTTGCACACCAGCCCTGCAGAACATCAGGCAACCCCAGACAACCCGATTTATGGGCCACATGGTGAGGAGATTTGGGAGAACCCCCATCTTTCCGGAAACCTTGACCAAGGATGGATTCAATTCCGTAAGACGCTCGACGGCGAATTCTGTAAAAAGTACCAAGGTGCCTGATGGCAAAAGCAAGTGTCACGTTTACGGATGGAGAAAACAATTCTGTAGACATAGCGACAGAGATTTTCGTGGATGATGAAGATCATCCAGATGACCGTCCAATAGCATCATCGGCTGTGCTTCTAGCGGTGACTGTGTCTGCTTTGAATTCTTCTGGGATGCTTTTACCCCTGGCGACAATAACGGCGCAGTCATTGGCCAACAAAGAAGCCCCGGCGGAGCGCCTGTCCAAACTGATTGAGATAAAAGATGACGGATAACGCCAAGGATTTCATCCCAAGCAGAGACAAGCTTATGGAGATGCGCTTCGATAAGAACATGACGAGAGAAGAGATTGCAGATCACTTTAAAGTCAGTATTGCAACCGTGCGTCGATGGGTCCGGGAGCTAGAAATCCCTCGACCTAAAAGCAAGAAGCAACGATCTCTGGTTCGGCCTTATGCAGCTAGTGGTGACGTCATCAACAGTCTGGACGACTCGCGTACAGCAATCGAACGGGCGCATATTATTCTCGGAGGACGGCTCGTGGAGATGCGTGGGTCAGGTTACTACCTGGATGGCGTTCCGAGTAGTATAGACACCATATTACGGGTTTCCGCCGAGGCGCGCCAAAATGTGTAACCCATACTGTCATCTTGGTCTTGACATGTCACTTTTATTGACATTCTGCGGTGGGCAGGATACTTTGAAAGCCTGCTGAAACGCAGGCCTTCACATCATGAATAGAACCCAGAACGGTGCGTCAAACGCACCGATCTCTACCCTTTTGCCGAGGAAAATAATGAAACAAAGTGTACGGGCACAAGTCATCGAGCGCCGAACCTACCTTCGACCACTAGATAGTAATGGGACTGTCTTTGAGACGCCAAGGGAGTCTTGGGAACGCGTGATCTCCCACCAAAGATGGCTTTGGGAACGGGCACAAAACAAGAAACTGACCGAAGCACAAGAAGCTGAGCTAGACGAACTATTTCATCTGTTTATGGATCGAAAGGTTACTGTGTCCGGTCGTACAAGATGGTTGGGCGGTACGGAAATAGCACGCGAACGTGAGGCGTCACAGTTCAATTGTTCTTTCGGAGAAGTACAATCTGTCCACGATGTCGTCGACACAATCTGGTTGCTACTACAAGGCTGCGGTGTAGGCTTCAGAGCTAACGTTGGCGTTTTGAACGGCTTTACAGAGGAAATTGGTAGCCTCGAAATCGTTCGTTCCGAAAAGGTACTACCGAACGACGATAAAGGAAATCCTGTCTCGGACCCGTCTCTGAAGGGAACCCCCGACAACGTAGAAACATTTGATCCGGAAACAGGCTTGTGGACCATTGTTGTAGGCGACAGCGCCGAAGCCTGGGCTAAGTTTTTCGGCAAGCTTTTGGCCTTTAAAGGACGCGCCAAGAAACTCGTAGTGGACTTGAGAGAGATACGTCCCGCTGGATACCGTCTCTCAGGGTATGGATGGATTTCGTCGGGTGATGAACAAATAACCAAAGCTATTGAAGGCATCTTCAAAGTCCTCAATAGGTCCGCTGGCACTCTTCTGTCTGCTATCGACATTCTCGATATTGAAAATCACTTGGGCACCATTCTGTCCTCTCGACGTTCTGCAGAGATCGCTCTGTATCCGTTCGGTGGAGCCGAATGGAAAGAGTTCGCAACAGCCAAAAAAGATCACTATGTGTCCGATGAGACAAAGCACCGCGCGATGTCTAACAACTCGCTGGTCTTCGAACATAAGCCTACAAAGAGAGAGCTAAGGAAGGTATTCCGATTGATCAAAGAATCTGGTGGTTCGGAGCCAGGCTTTATCAATGGTGTAGAGGCCACCCGTCGCGCACCTTATTTCAAAGGCGTGAACCCGTGTGCGGAAATTCTGCTCGGCGATAAGTCTTTCTGTAACTTGGTTGAAACAGCCGTCTGCCGTTTCAATGGCGACGAGGAAGGTCTCCATCGCGCGCACTATTTGGTGTCTCGGGCTAACTTCCGGCAAACATGCGTTAACTTGGATGACGGAGTTCTCCAAAGAACTTGGCACGAGTTGAACGACTTCCTACGTCTTTGCGGCGTCGGAGTGACAGGTGTGATTGGCTGGGAATACGTAGATGACGCCAATGCCTGGGAGGACCTACGAGAAGTGGCGCACAATGGTGCCAACTCTATGGCTGATGAATTGAATGCCCCTCGACCCAAGTTGATCACAACCGTAAAACCGAGTGGAACTCAAACCAAGGTGTTCGGAGCCATCGGAGACGAATTGGGTGAAGGCGTACACAAACCTCTTGGTCGCTTCATCTTCAACAACGTCAATTTCTCAAAAGATGATCCTATCATTCCGATCATGCAGGATGCGGGATACTACGTCATGGAGAACCCGTATGACCCAAGTGGACGGATCGTTCGGTTCCCCGTTGAGTACAATAACGTCTCTTTCGACAAGATATCCAAGACCGTTGACGGTGTTGATGTCGAAGTTGAAGTGAACTTGGAAAGTGCGGTGGATCAGCTTGAGCGATACAAAATGCTGATGGACCACTATGTAGATCACAACTGTTCCATCACAGTCAGCTACGATCTGGATGAGGTAGAAGACATCATCGACTGGTTGATGATCAATTGGGACAGTTACATTGGCGTGTCTTTCATTTACCGCAACGATCCGACCAAAACTGCGGCTGACCTTGGATACCCATACCTTCCACAAGAGGTCGTCGATGAGACAACTTTCCGATCCTATGTCGACGGTCTTCTTCCAGTTGATCTGTCAGGTACGGATGTAGAGGAACTCGTTGACTTGGACGATTGCTCCACTGGTGCATGCCCGATACGATAAGGCTTCTCTATGATATATACAGTAATCAAACAGAGCGGGTTCGAGTGCCCGTTCTGTGACAAAGCGATACAGCTTCTGGACCGAAAAGGTCTATCTTATCGCATAAGACCACTAGAGCGTGCGCACCTAATACGAGAAGCCACCAAATATGGTATGAACACAGTTCCCATTATTCTTCAAGATGACGAGTTAATCGGCGGATATGATGAATTGGACAAAATTTTGTCATGATTATTGACAAACATCTTTGGATATAGTTTACGTTATGCAGCAAAACACTACCCAAGATAGGAACTCTATGCGTGTATTATTCAAAAAGCTGAACGATTACGCCAAACTGCCTACTTATGGTAGTTCAGCCGCCGCCGGTATGGATCTGTACGCCAACCTGTACGAAGAGCCTACAGACAGCCTTATCATCCATCCAGGTGAGCGTAAGCTTATCAAAACCGGTCTGTCATTTGCATGCTCAGGCGAGTTTTACGGACGCATCGCTCCCCGAAGCGGCCTAGCATACAAGCACGGCATTGATGTACTCGCAGGTGTTGTCGATGCTGACTATCGCGGAGACATTGGCGTTGTGTTGATCAACTTGGGACATGGTTCGTTCAACTCATCCTACAATGAAGACTTTAAGGTTTCCCATGGAGACCGAATAGCTCAATTTATTATCACACCATTTGTAACAGCGGATATTGAAGAGGTATCTGAACTCCCCGAATCACTTCGAGGAGAAGGGGGTTTTGGCTCCACTGGGCAGTGATAGTATTACAAAATTCACCTACCTCACCACGAAAACACTGACTCTGACCGGCAGGTAACGGTCAGAATTTCTTGCATTATGTCAATTTTTTACGCATGTTCACGTTTTGTGCACTTGCCAAAAGCGATTCTGACGCACAATGTCCCGTCACAATCGCAATTCAGCTTATTTTTCTGACACAAACTTCCCAACTGTCAGGTAAACAAGTCAGCAAGGAGTAACCATTTTGTCATTGTCAGTAATCCACACCTCACCTCCCCCGATCAGCGTTGGGGAGCGCATTATTGCCGCAAGACGTAACAAAGATATGACACAGTTAGACCTATCCAAACGGCTTGGAATAAGCCGAGCGGCGGTCGGGCAGTGGGAAATCAATACAACGTCTCCCAGTATATCTAAACTCGAAGAGGTTGCGGCTATTCTCGATGTTGCCCCGGAGTGGCTTGCCTATAGCGTCACTCCAGGAGAAGAACGTGTCGTATATCGAAACCCAGAACGCGACAACATGGTGTGGGTTTACGAAGTTCGGTTCGGAGATTCGCTCGAGGATGAAACCAAGCACGACATGTGGGGTCTTCCAGGGGATTACCTAACGAGAGAACTCAAATCATCTCCCAATCATACCATTATCTGTGACGTAAACAGTAACGACGCAGAGCCAGACTTTGCATTTGGCGACAAAGTATTCGTAGATACTTCTGACACCCGTCCATCTCCTGCCGGTGTCTTTGCATTCTGGGATGGAATCGGAATGGCGTTCGCAAGAATGCAGGCCGTACCAGGAGAAAAGCCTCAAGTACGCATCACCCAAAAAGGGGCTGACGCCTACACCATTGATCTGGGTTCCGTTAAGATCAAAGGCCGTGTGAAGGGGCGACTTCAAAGAGGGTAGCGCCAGAATTTGTGACCTTGATCTGTCATAAATTCTGACATATGATTGATGTGTTATGACGGAATCAAACGCATCTTCACCGGAATCCGATCTTCCGAGTTGGGCAATAACACCCATTAAGGGAGTGGCCGCAGCCGCTCCTGTTGTGGGTGTGTCTACCCGAAAGCTCTATGATATAATCAAAACTCACCGGTTCTATGAACGGCGTGGGAAGAGCTACCTGTTCTATCCGGAACACATTGAAGAACTAAGGAACCTGGAATGTCCCTCGAACTCTTCAAAAGACCTAACAGTCGGAAGTGGCAAATCCGGGGCACGATTAACGGTAGACGCGTTCGCCAGAGCACAGGCACTTCTGACAGATCGAAAGCGGAGCAAATCAAAACGCAGCTAGAGTCCCGACTCTGGAAAGCTGATGTATACGGAGAGGACAGCGTCGCGACTTTTGAGGATGCTGTCGTTGCATATTTGGAAGATGGAAAAAGTCCGGATTACATCGAACCCTTGTTGAACCATTTCCGAGGGAAACTTCTTTCAAAAATCAAAGCCAACGATATACGGGCGGCGGCGCGGAAGTTGTATCCTGATCGCAAGCCTGCGACTTGGAATAGGCAGGTAATCACACCTGTCCGTGCGATCATCAATCACGCATCACAGGAAGGCCTATGTCCGAGTATTCGTGTCACTCAATTCAAAGTCGAGAAAGTGAAGAAGGTCGCGGCAACTCCAGAGTGGATCGTCGAGTTTCGCGCCTCCGCAATCGAACACAATCTCCCCCATCTAGCGACGTTGTGTTGGTTTCTGTTCGAGACAGGATGTCGAATATCTGAAGCAGTGGGTCTTACGATTGCCGACGTGGACTTGATTAACTGTAAGGCCGATTTGGGAGAAACCAAAAACGGTGAAAGTTACGATACTGACTTCTCTCCAGAACTGCGTGACGAGCTATCGGCAGGGATGCCCAAAGAAGGGAAAGTGTTTGGTTATGCAACACGTCAGTCGGTTTACAACAGTTGGCGTAACACGTGTGTAAGGGCAGGTATCGAATACATCCCTCCGCACCAAGCAGGACGTCACAGCTTCGCTACAATGCTGAACGCTATGGGGTGGACAGCAAACGATATTGCCGCTGCAGGACGATGGAAATCAGCGCGACTCGTCCAAGATACTTACATTCATTCGAACAGTAGCTCTGCTGACGCAGTAAAAGCGATTGGTACACTTTTGACACAGCATGCCAGTGACACATCAAAAGGAGGTAAATCCTCCGCTGACGCGGTCTCAGGCAAAGTTTCACAAATACCTGTAAACAAACACAAAAATTAG